TATTCTATTATACAGCCATTCCAATATATCATCGTATTTTTCGGTCATATTCATACTAACATGTATCTGATGTTCGTACCAACCCGGATCAGTTTCTTCCCAACCACGATTTTGGTCAAAGTTTTGAACTCTCATCCCCACCTCAACATAAAATAACTAGCATTACTATCATTATAAAAAGTGAAAACTGTTTGTTTGGGAATTTCTCCGATCATTTCGTCCCATTTACTTTGGTGGTATGCAAAATCAAAATCTTTGCCCTGTACCCATCCTTTTTGTTTAAGCTCGGATACTATATCTAGTGTGTTGTCAACATCAATATACAATGTTACTTGTCGCACTTTAACCCCATCTTAATTCAAAATGAACAGCGTCACGCTTATCCTTAAAATAGAAATACATGCCTTCATGACCGGGTCGGGTAGTAAATCTTTCATCAGGCAAACCGTATTGTTCCATAGCCCAGGCACATGCTATATTCCAATCATTCCTTGGCCAAGGAATACAAATCTTAATACCCGCCGGCATTCAATAGTTCCTTAACCTGTTTTACATTCTCCGGTTCACGATGAAACTTTAATGCCCACTTCTCAGGGTCGATATAATCAAACACCATCTTGACATGTCCCTGCTCTAGTGATTCTACGAACTTGACACCACTTTCACTTTGAAACAACATCCAGGGACTGATTCTACCCCTAGTAATCTCTAAACAGATTCTATTGACATTGCCATATCGCAAATAATCTCTGCTTTGAATCTTTTCAATTTCTGCTAATGATATTGTTGTTTCAATGCTACGATGAATAGCATCTAATGGATCTTCTGTGCGAATGTATTCAAGTAGATAGTTCGTGTAGTTTGTGTCAGTACACCATGTGTCAATTCTGATTTGACTTTTAACTAACCAGTCAGCATATCTGCTAACATTCAATGCGTTAATCTCTACACAATGATTGCCAAACTTTACGAACGCTGTATAGTATGGACTCTTAATGAATTCTTCGTTAGTCTTTGCCTTCTTACTTGAACTATTCTTTTTATAAAACTGAACAAAGGCTTGATATGCAATACGATTACCTTGTAGGTCCTTATTCATCCATCTGCGTTTAGATTCGCACATGTGGGTAAGTAATGTAGATTCACGCAAGTATTCACCTGTGCAAAACTCACATTTAAATTTAGGCTTACCTATTGCCTCTATCTCTTTCGTACTGCTCAATTTCTTCATCGGTGACCATTTGACTTAGTGTTTCAATATCTGCTATCTTCATCTCTGGGTAGACAGTAGCAAGATAACATTTCTTTTTCTGTTCTGTTACATATGCTTTTGACACTTCATCAATGTCATCATCACCTGCTTTAGGATAGATTTTCTTATAATACTCTTTTACATCTTTCAGTTGAGCAGGCTCTTTTAACAAACTAACCTTCTCTTTAATCTGAGGGATCCAAGGATGAAATTGTTTCCCCAACCCCGGGCTACTTGCACATAACATTAACCATTGTAGTTTAGGATGCTTCTGCACATATTCATTAAAGATATATTTGTTAGCATGATAGTCTACGCTTCGTGCATAGTAACCTGCAATCTCGCCTGAGCCTTTGATATAGCTCATGTATCTAACCAACATGAATGATGTGAATTTCTTTTGTTGCTCTGCTGGCAACTTATCATAGAAAGTATAATCTTTCCTATCTAGTGCCGCAATTGCATCAAACAAAGGAAAGTCTTGCTTCTCAAGTTGTTCGTCTTTGGGTACTGATGCTTTTCTAGTTGCCATTAGAATGCCTGACTATAATCTACAATTTCACAGTTACGACTAATCTCTTTAACAAAATATACACAGCGTGGTTTAATACCATCGTCAATCGGTACGCACAAGAACTGTCCGTTCTTCAATCGAGGTGCATACCATGTTACATCATGGTAAATGTCTACAATCTCAATGGGAACAAATGAAGGGCTAAAACTAGTAAGTGGATTAAACTCAAATGCATTAAATCCCCTGTCATTGATACTAGTAAGAGGCAATGTCTCTAAGTCACCATGCTCTTGTTCACCAATAAGGATCTGCCAATCGATTGGCATCTTAATTGTACTGTTGCCAATCTTCAATACAAGTGCAGGGCTGTTGAATGATTCTAAAAAGATTAGTGGAATATAATGATAGTCTACATTGCTTGGGTTACTGTTATCTAAGATAGCAAAACGCAGGTCATCAATTTCTTCAGGTAGTGTTTCTAAGTTATAGAATTCGTTGTCTAGGGTTAATATACGCATAATGTATTATATCACTTATACTTTAGTTTTTCTACATCAAACGGGTAGTTAGCTTCTTTGTAGAATGCTTTCCGTTGTGTCAAATGTCGTTTGGCAAACTTGCAATTGCTTGTAATGTCCCAAATCTGCACAAAATCTTTATCTTCTGCTTTACGAATGCCACGACCAATAGACTGAATAACTCTTACGAAACTCTTGCCCGGTTCTAATAGCATCACATTAAAGATACGAGGGATGTTAATGCCAACTGCGGCAACACCGTATGTTGCAATGATAATCTTATTAGTAGCAGTAGCAATGTCATCATAGTGTTCTGTTCTTGTTGTACCTTTAGTACCACCTGATACAAACACTACATTCTCTTCCGGCACACCTAATTCTTCTAGTTTCAAATGCAATAGTTGTCCCGCTTCAATCCTGTCTACAAGGATCAATGTGTTGCCGCTGTTCTTAACTGTATTAGATAACTCAGCAATTTTCTGCATTCGTTTTTCATCACTGGTCAAGAATTTAAGTTCGCTTTGATAGTTAGTAAACTCCATACCATCTTGCAATTGAACAATGTTCACATGACATTGTGATAACACGCCCATGTCTTGTAATGTACTTGCCGACAATTGATTAATGACAGGACCTAAACTTACAGTCAATGACATTGATTCATGTTTAGCTTTAGGGATCGTTCCAGTCAAGCCCCACCGTAATGGAATACGACTCATCACACCAGACAACAATGATTTAAGAACATCGGCTTTTGCTTGATGTACTTCATCTACAATCACGCACACTACGCCTTCAATGAAGTCTTGAAATGGTACTTCGGCTTCACCTGCTTTAGTGTTCTTCAACATGTTACCTAATGATTGCCACGTGCAGATTGTATGCGTCTTGTCATACTCTTTGCGTCCACCGTAATACACACCTACATCTAAACCCAAGTTGATATAATCTTTTTCTGTTTGTGTGACCAGACTTGTGTTAGGTACAATAACAATACTACGTCCATATTGTTCTATACAACTTGATAGTGCGGCGGTGATTAATGTCTTACCTGCACCTGTAGCAATCTCTTGTAGTGACTGAGGGTTCTTCAAATAGTTGTTGATAATCTCAATTTGATAGTCACGCAATATAATAGGTTGTCCCGCCATTGGATGACCTACTGGCCAATTCTTGTGCTTGAATGTATCCTCGGACACTTCAGTAAATGTGAATGTTGTTTGATAGTCTCTGGTATCATCTAGTTCAATATCATATCCAGCCTGATCTAGTAATGGCAATATCTCTGGTAGCAAGTTGATATATGTACTACCACCTAGTGCAAAGAAACTACTCTTACCATTCCATCTACCTAACCTTACTGCAGGAAGATATCTTGCGCCGGGGACTTCAAACTCAAACATTTTCATCAATGTCTTGCGGTCTCCTAGTTCTAGTCCCTCAAGTTTAACATTCACTTCATCTCTAATTATTAGCTTACATTCTTTCATTTAGGTCCTAAATCTATTGGTTCCGAGTTTACAAATTTTATTATTTTAAATAGCTTCATTGGTGTTTCATTAACTAATGAAAAATTACCACGTTGATACACTATAACACTATTCTCATAGTTCTTCAAGTCTTTAGGATTTGTAAAAACATTAATAGTTGTATTATGAATATCTAATTTAGAATTAGTTAACAACGCTTTAGGTTCACAAATTGCATCACATCCAAATTCTTCTAACCATTTTATTGCTAATTGAGTATCCCTCAATTCAATTTCAACTTGAAAATTTATAGCAAGTCTTACCTTAGCAGGGATTTCTGTCTCTAGCAAATGGTCTGTGACCGATTGGTCTATAGCAATACCATATTTAACTAATGCTGATATTGTTTTTAAATCGTCTGTTATTTCAATGTTCTTAATTACTTCATATAAATGTTCATTCAATGCGGCAATGTAGTAATGTCCCTTGTAGACTAAAGTGGGCGTCCAGTATTTAACATTCTCATATACGCTAAGTCTCTCAACAATTTGTGTAACTCTTTCACAGTAGTTCAATATAGAATAGTGGTCTGCTGTCAAGTACAATAATTCTTTCAAATTGGTATGACTATATTCACCTTCATATTGTCGTCTATCTTTGATCCACTGTAATGAATAGATAGGATTCTTTTTAAGTGCTGTTAAAAAGTTTTTATTAAAAGGAGATCGTAGAATCAGTTTGTCATTCTCTATTTTGATTGACGCTCCTGTATACTCAGGAATACTTTCTACTATATTAACATCCCAAGACCTAGTCAGTACTTCTTCTATTTCAATTTTTAATTGAGAGAATTGCCGTTTATATTTACCTGCTACCTTTCTGAATAAAAGGTCCTGATTACTAGTGATCCGATTATGTTGTGTAATGTAAAGGGTAAGATTGTTTACGAATTGGTCATCATATCTGCTCAGTCTAATATTACTAAGCATCCATGTTGCGAGTTCATTAAGTGTTTTGAAATCCATCTACTCATTATAACAGGACACTACACAAAATGCAAATTTATAGGCAAAAAAAGGGGAACCTAAGTTCCCCAAAAATTAACTAAAGAAAGAAACGAAAAACTTATCGAAGAGGACTTATTGACATTGCCTCTACGCACACTGCAGGGGTTAACCTTTCATGCAAGTTGCCTTAGCCAGTTCACGCCAGTTAGCGGAAATCTTAACCAAGTCAGCAACCTTCAAACACATACGCAAGGACACTTCACGCAATTTGTTGCAATTAGCGTCAATGAATGACATGATTTCATCAGTTTGTTCCTGAGTAAAATCATATTCAGCAAACAAGCCACCATCAGCATCACGATGCACTTGCTTGATACGCAACATTTTGTCACGCTCAGTATCAACAGTCAGGTCCAAAAAGTGACAACGACTTTGCAATGCATCCAAGTGAGGTTGCATCTTGCCGGCTTTCTTAGCATCAAACGATTTGTTTGTAATGAAGATGATAGAGCCGTTAAAGTTGAAACTGTTAGGGATACCTTCTTCACGCAAAAGACGACTATCCTTGTTCCAAGAAATTCTACGAGTCTTGCCTGAATCCAAAGCACCTTTCAGTACGTTGATAGCGTCCTGATCTTCCCAGATATCGCAATCGTCAAAAACGAGAACGTTTTTAGCATCAGAAAATTTGTACAACTTAGCGAACAAGCCGATGCCTGACATAGCACCTTTGACAATTTCAAAGCGAGGCTTCTTGCTTGCAAGATTGTCAAACAACGATGCTTTTTCCATTTGCAATGACACACCATGTGACTTACCGATACCTGCAGGACCTGTTACAATCATAGCACGAATATCGCCTTTGATACATGCCTTAGACATTTCATCAAGCACACCGAAACGAGTAGCAATACGGTCCATTGCTTCTTCATCAGTTTCTTTAGGTGTCTCAACCTTTACTGCATCACGACCTGACACAAATTCAATCATTGATTGATTGTCAACATTCACACGAACTTGATCGGGACGACCGGGGAACTGACCTTCATTTTTTACTGTCACAAAACCACCTTTATTACCTAGTTGATAACCTTTAACTAGTGTGAAAACTTCACCTTTGATTGATTCATTGCGATAAGAACCTGAAGTGATACGAACGATGCTTGACATTTTGTTTCCTTTACTTGACTGTCTAAGAATATATTATAGCACAATGCCCATTTATTGTCAAATTACGTGATAGATGACACCTTGATTAGTGTGTACTTTAGTAGTACCTTCATTTGCCCAATCTTTCTCAAGCAAACGCAAATTCTTGCGGTCTCGAATGAGTGCTTTGTGAACTTTCACACGAATCCATTTCTTACAATTTGTGATAGAAACTTCTTCAGCGGCATACACCATTTCAAGGGCCAACTTCATGCGCTCTGCTCTAATCTTTTGACTATCACTAAAACGACTTGCATTGACTGCACTTTTCAAACTTGCGTCACGGGCCGCAAAGAATGCAAATTTGCCAGCAGATTTATGTTCTGTTTCACGTTCAATCATATAAGCTCCTTTAATCAATCTATACAAGTATTATAGCACAATACCCATTTATTGTCAAATTTAGGCAAACAAATCGCCGTACATTTCTTCTTCTACTGGATCAAAATCATTGCGGATCCACTCAATTTTATACCCGTTCAATGCATATTCATCAGCCATAACCTGCAATTTACGCAGGGCTTGTTCGGCATTCAGACCCTCATTTGACATGAGGCTCAGGTTGCTACAGTGAGCAAAGTTGTTGCTGTCTTTTTGTGCGCTAACTTGAACGAATTGCTTGGTCATTTTCGAGTCCTTTTCTTTACTGTCTAAGATTCTATTATAGCAGAAAGCCCATTTATTGTCAAATTTTGGCTATCAAATTTGCATGAATTTGATTCATTTCATCCTGCTCTACATAAAAGTCAGACCTAGGATCATAGTATTGACCCTCTTTGTTGTCATAATACAACACTCGTCCAGAGAAATTGAACGGGCCCTCTAGACCCTGACGAGGACCGTACTTTGTACGCATTTCATCCATCTGATACTTGTCTGCAACAACTTTGTAACCCATGAACAACTCCTTTTGACTGAATAAGACTCTATTGTATAGCCAAATCCATTTATTGTCAAATTTTGGATCAATCAAACAAATGAGAACTTATTACTAACCTTTAGGTATTCTGATCCATCACGGGAACTTTTTCTAAAATTACCTTTAATAGTAATATCATTTTTATTAACTGTCATATCCATTAATGACAATAATGGATTACTATTATCTATATTAATATTAACAAGATTATTATGTCTATCACTGAACCAATATTCTTTACGTTTCTGACGCTTATTATTAACTGACAGTTTTTTAACAAACTTCAATTGTTTTACAGTTACTACATGCGGATCATCATTTCGTTTGACTTCTCTGTTGTATTCAAATGCCATTTTTTCAAATTCAACATCATACTCATAAAACTCAGGAAGACGATATGCCAATGGTAGCATACTTTCTTTAAATGTCTTACCTTCACTATGAATGAATGTGTTTAAGTCCTCACGGAAAGCAGTAAAGCCTTCATTCTTAAGTTTCAGTACCATGATTTTCTTACTATAGTAATCACGGATAACATTAGCGTGTACAATATCCTCTTCGGTCACAAGCCTAAACAATTCACTATCTAATAGCTTAGTGATAGTAGGTTGTGGACCAGGGATATCTCTAGCCTTACGATATCGTGCCCAACAAACACTTAATGATAGTAGGTCTTGACTGATTTCATAGACTTCGTATTTTTTAACATCGTCATTGAAATTGAATTCAAAATCTAAGTTACCTAGATTGATAGTTTGAGCATTATAACCAGATGACCCGACAGCCCCTATTGAGATAGTAGGTAATGCACCATAACCATTATTAGTTATATTTGAACTACTGGTACTTAGTTGATTGCTTAAGTTAAAATTAGCCAATTGTGATATCTTCCATTCCAGATGTGCGTAGTCGCACGATATGTCCCATCTGCCATTGTTTAGCTTCGAGACCCTTCATTATACCAAGCCATCTATTGCGTAATAGTGCGACTTCGTTAATCAACACTTCCATATCAATTACTTCATCTTCACCTTCGGCATACTTTTCAGCATCACGGCTTGTCAATGCTCTATTATACGCTTCTAAATATTTTTGAAAATGTTTTCGGCGAATTTTCCGTAATTGAATGTTGAGATAATTAAGCACCGCTTCTATCTCTTGTAGTTGATTGAAACGATG